GACAAGAGAAGCTCTCATTAGAACAGTGGTATGGTACCTCGATCAGTTCGAGAACGACCCAGCTAAAACTGTCATTCTCAATGACGGGAGACCGGCAGTAGAACTGTCGTTTCAGTTTGATTTGGATTGGGGACCAAGGATTAGTCGTAATGTTCCTGGTGCAACGGTAACTGAGGAAAGTACTCAACCATACATACTCTGTGGTCACTTGGACAGAGTTGTGGAGTACATGGACAGCCTATTTGTCATGGATCGGAAGACCACCACCACGACACCTTCGGCTTATTATTTCAATTCCTTCGAGCCCAACAATCAAATGTCCCTCTACACCCTGGCTTCCAAGGTCATCCTCGGCTCGCCAATCAAGGGGGTTATTATCGACGCCGCTCAAGTTCTTGCTGATAGTAGCCGCTATGTTCGTGGCTTTACTTACCGTACTTCCGACCAACTCGACGAGTACGTCAAGGACCTCGAATACTGGTTCAACCTTGCAGAGAGTTATGCAGAGGCCGATTACTGGCCGATGAACGACACGGCTTGTGATAAGTACGGTGGTTGTAGGTTCAGGGATATCTGCTCTAAATCACCTTCGGTTAGAGAGCAATTCCTCAAATCAGCATTTGAAAAAGGTGAACGGTGGAACCCCCTCCGCATCAGAGGCGTTTAGTCCTCCAACTTGGCAAGTACCGAGTAACAGAGCGCACTGAGTCGCAAATGAAGATCGCCTTAGGAGGGTCAACCACTATGACTGTCTTACTCCCACCCTTCGCCGACGTTAGAGCCGGAGATATCCTCACCTTATACACGGAGATCCTTTATGCCAACCCTAGCCCACCACCAATCCAATGAATTCACAAAACTTCTTATCGAAGGAGATAGCGGCTCTGGAAAAACGGGAGCGCTTGCTAGTCTCGTTGCGGCGGGATATAAGCTACGCATTATCGATATGGACAATGGACTCGAGACTCTCAAGCAATATGTCCTCAAGGAATGTCCGGAGAGAATTGAAAATGTTGAGTTTAGAACTCTCCGTGATAAGCGAAAGGCGTCGCCGCTTGGTCCAATCATTGACGGGATGCCCTCCGCCTTTATCAAAGCCCTGAATATGCTGGATAGATGGAGATATAAGGATGAAGAAGGCACCGAAACGGATCTGGGAGTACCGGCCGAATGGGGCAAGGATTGTATTCTTGTCATCGACTCCCTCACCTTTCTCAGCGATGCTGCCTTTGATTTCCGCGAGCCTCTCACACCGAGGAGTAAAACTTCAGGACAGTTCGACATCCGTGCGGTCTACAAGGACGCCCAGGATGCTATCGAGAGCGTCTTGGCGCTCGTTACTTCGGAAAGCTTCAAAACCAACGTGATAGTGATCTCCCATGTTCGGTATGTGGACAACCCCGACGGTACGAAGAAAGGTTACCCAACAGCAGTTGGGTCGGCGCTCTCTCCACAGATACCTCGCTACTTTAATAGCGTGGCCCTTTGTCAAACTTCGTCAGGCGGCAAGCGCACTATTCAAACCGTCGCAACGGCAATGATTGACCTCAAGAACCCAAGGCCTTTCGCAATGCAACCCTCCTACCCAATCGCAACCGGCCTTGCGGATTTCTTTTCCTGTCTTCGTGAACAACCACAAGGAGAATTGGCACTTCCGGCCTCGCCAGCCAAACCCCCACACATACACACAATCACACCCAAATCACCATACACACTCAAACGGAGAATATAACATGGCCGACACGTTTAGCTCAATCCTCGATAAACCGTCTTCAGAAGTTGAACGCCCCAAGCCGCTACCTCCAGGGACGTATCAATGTGTTGTTGATGGGCAATATAGAGAAGGTGAGTCCTCTAAGAAGGGTACGAAGTTCATCGAGTACTCTTTGAAGCCCATGGCTGCACTTGATGACGTGAATGAAAACGATCTTCAAACTGCCCTTACCAGCGGTGACGGAAGTGTCAAGGCACTAGCTGATAAGCGCATCCGTGCGACCTTCTACCTTACTGAAGACTCTCTCTACAGATTGAAGGACTTTCTCATCAACGACCTTCAAATCACAGAAGGAAAGAAGAAGATCCGTCAATTGATAGGTGAAGCGCAGAACCGTCAGGTCCTCGCTACACTCAAACACGTTCCGTCGCAGGATGGTACGGGTATCTTTGCCCAACTAACTTCGACGGCACCTGTCGCAGAAGACTAAAGCTACAGGGTCCTCCTGTAGCCTAAGGCAGCCGGGGTCATGCCCACCCACCACCAACCCTGGCCCCGGCTGCTAATAACTAGGAGAAAGTATGAAAAATGCCATATTCATCATCGGTGAAGCCTACGGAGAAAGAGAAGAGATCGAAAGAGCACCATTTGTTGGTCCCTCAGGGTACCTACTCACTCGGATGCTGGACGAGGCTGGAATTGAAAGGGCGAACTGCTTCCTTACTAATGTATTCAACCTGCGGCCAGCGGATAATAAGATTGAAGCTCTCTGTGGACCAAAGGAAGAAGCTATTAGAGGCTTTCCAAGCTTAGGGAAGGGGAAGTATGTCCAAGCACAATACATCCCGGAATTGGAGAGGCTGGGGGAAGAGGTTGTTAAAGTTAACCCTAATATCATCATTGCCTTGGGCAATACTGCTGTTTGGGCCATGTTGGGTAAGACAGGAATATCTGCAATACGTGGCACGACTCAACTCTCTACTCATACAGCAACTGGATATAAGGTCCTTCCCACCTTCCATCCCGCTGCTGTCATTCGTCAATGGGGACTGCGACCAACGGTTATCATGGACTTCCTCAAGGCAAAGCGAGAAGCACTCTTCCCTGACATCCGAAGACCAGAACGAACCATCTGGATCCAACCAACGATAGAGGACCTCCATGAGTTCAAACGACGCTACATTAATGGTTGTGGAAGATGCTCTGTTGATATTGAAACAGCTGGAAACCAAATTACGTGCATTGGTTTCGCCCCCAATCCTAGAATTGCACTCGTCGTCCCCTTTGTTGATGGCAGACGATTGGGAAAGAATTTCTGGAGAAATGCAGAGAGTGAGCAAAGAGCTTGGAAGTTTGTCAAAGATATTCTCGAAGACAAGTCAATACGTAAGACGTTCCAGAACGGCCTCTATGACATTGCCTTCATCAGAAGATCGGTAGGGATGAAGGTATGGGGAGCGGAACATGACACTATGCTTCTTCATCATGCTTTACAGCCGGAGAGCTTAAAGTCGCTCGGCTTTCTTGGGAGTGTCTACACTGATGAAGGGAATTGGAAGCAAATGAGACGAGTAGCGACAATCAAGAGTGACGATTAACCAAGGGAGACTACGATGAGAAAGCCACGTTATCTTAAGAACGTTCCACACTTCTTCGAGCAAATTCTTGATCCACGCACACGAGAAAAACGGAAAGTACAAGTGATAGATGCTACAGAAGAACTTACAGCACATCTTGATAAACAAGATGTTTGGGGATCACAGGGTAAGGGTGGTACGGCTGGCCATCTAAGTAAATGCATACAAGATAATGGTGTAGGGCGGTTACCTGGAGTCTACGCTACACAAACCACCAACTCACTCCTAAAGGTTATCTTCACAGACAATATCGACGTTGCTATTAGATATGAGTTGCCCAGCGATGGAAAGAAGGTAGCTAGGATAAACGATGATATAAAGAAAGGCAAGAAAGAACTCTTAAAGCTAATGCCTTTGGATATCACATACAAGCCGCCAAGGTGGAACCGATCCATAGAGTGTTCACAATCTGAAGAGATGGCAGAGTTACGTGCTGAGAGTAAAGAAAGGCGCGCTGGTGAAGAGCCTGGGGCCTATGCCACTCCGACCGAGAGTGGGTTCCGTGATGCAAGAAGGTGGTACGGACGCACAGCAAAACGATGAAAGTCATCGAAACCCACAACCTCGACCCCCTCTCTGTCCCACCAACAGAGAGGGATTGGATCTACAACGGCCTCGATTGCTGCATCACTTCCGAGGTCCTCGATGCTCTTCTTCCTCAATTAGACTATCATACCTTAAAAACCTACACTTTTTCCAGAAAACTCCAAGGTCCGGTCTTGGATATGAGATTGCGTGGGGTGAAGATCGATAAATTTCGCAAGGCAGAAGTTATTGAAGCCTACTATCGTAAGATCGATCTCCTCGAACGCAATCTCGAGCGCTTGGTGTTCGAAGGCGTGGGGATGGATCACTTCAACTGGCGTAGCAACCCTAACCTTATGGAGTTGTTCTATGATAAACTTAAAATTCCACCCATCACTAGGCAAGGGAGGCCAACAGTCAATAGAGATGCTCTTGAACGACTGGAGTCCTACCTCATTGCCAAACCAATTGTCACACATATCAAAGCGCTACGAGAGCTTGGTAAGAAAATCTCAATGCTCAAAACCGAGATTGACCCTGACGGTAGAATGCGAACATCGTATAACATCGCCGGAACCACTACAGGTCGCTTTAGCTCTTCATTCAGCGAGTTTGGAACTGGAACTAATCTCCAGAACATTGAAGAAATCCTACGTAGTGTCTTCGTCGCAGATAAAGGGATGAAGATGGCGTACCTAGATGCAGAACAAGGAGAGAGCCGTGTTGTTGGAGCAATCGAGTGGAACCTATTCGAGGATGCAAGCTATCTGGATGCTTGTGAAACTGGTGATCTACACACTACTGTTGCCAAGATATGTTGGCCCGGGCTCCCGTGGACGAACGATCTTGCTAAGGATCGTACGTTCGCAGAGCTACCTTATTACCGACATTACGATCGTCGGTTCATGTGCAAGAAAATCGGACATGGTACAAACTACGGAGGCAAGGCTACTACTCTCTCACAACAGGCGAAGGTTGACCGACGTGCTATCGAGGAGTTTCAGCCGCTATACTTCAAGGCCTTCCCTGCACACCTAAGGTGGCACCAAGATGTTGAACATAAACTCCGATCTGTGGGATTTATTATCAGCCTCCTCGGTCGCAAGCGTTGGTTTTTTGGTAGGCGTGATGATGACTCTACTCTACGAGAAGCAATCGCTTATGATCCTCAAGGGAGCCTTGCTGATATACTTAACCACGGCATGCTTAATGTTTGGTTACATCATGATGCGGAACTCCTAATGCAAATCCACGATGCTATCTTAATCCAATACCCGGAAGAAGAGGAAGATGAAATCATACCTAAAGTCCTCAAGCAGTTGAGGTACCCAATCCAACTAAGTCACGGAAGGGAATTCCTAATCCCTTACGACTGCAAGGTAGGCTGGAATTGGGGGAAGTTTGATGGACAGAAAAATCCAGATGGTCTCAAGGCCTATGTCCAGGGTGATCAACGGAGGCGCACTCCGGAAGTGTCAATCTTGGATAGAGAGTTTTATTGAGAACTCAGCAGGTATAGAGTCAGCACCCATCTACCGCAAGTGGGCGGCGATCTCTACTATTGGCGCTGTGCTAGAGCAGAAGGTTCATCTTTGGACTGATGGATATCTTTATCCTAATCTATATGTCTTCTTGGTCGGGCACCCAGGGGTAGGGAAGACCAGAACGATAATGAAAGCCCGAAGCTTTGTCAACGACCTCCCTGACTTTCACATAGCGCCAACCTCAATGACAATGGCGGCGCTAGTGGATAGTATGCTGGAGGCCAAGCGAACGGTGATGAATGATAGCATGGTACCGGAGGACTTCTACTCTCTATCAATCTACGCCGATGAGCTAACAGCTTTCATGCACACGTTTGATCCAGAACTTATCGGTGGCCTCACTACCTTCTACGACGTAGTCGTTCCATACGGCCAGCGGAGAAGAGGAAAGGACATCAAGATCAAGATCAAGAACCCACAACTCTCCATCCTCTCAGGCACTACCCCCTCGAACCTGATGAAGTTCATGCCAGAGGGTGCATGGGATCAGGGGCTGACCTCTAGGATCATAATGATCTTCTCTGACGAGCGGATCATAGGGGATCTCTTTGCTATCCGTGAACGCAAGCTACCAGTGGATATGCTATCTGACATCGCTAGGATACACCTACTTCATGGTGCCTTTGCTATAACGGAAGACTTCAAAGAAGCTATGAATAGATGGAGGACCACAGGGCAGCTTCCCATCCCGACGCACCCGAAGCTATTGCATTACAACACCCGGCGCTCAACCCACCTACTCAAGCTCTGCATGATCTCCTCCGCTGACAAAGGCGATAGCCTTCTCCTAACGATGGAAGACTTCAACCGTGCAATGGAATGGTTAATAGAGGCAGAAATCTTTATGCCTGAGATCTTCAAAGCCGGAGGCAACCTTGCGGATGCAAAAGCGATGGACGAAATCTACCACTTCATACTCGTAGGGGGTGGAACGAAAGGTCTTCACGAACATCAGGTCATGAACTTCGCCAAGGAGCGCATCCCTATCCATAGCTGCACTAACGCCATCAAGCTTATGGAGAACGCTGGCCTTATCAAGTCGATAGGTGTTGATAAGTCCACCGGGCTTCGACGGTTTATTGCGCTGCCTAAAACTTAGGCTCATTTAATCTTACCTTCTCACGTATCTCATCCGGTGTCTCCCTAACACATAAGGCGTTACTCCC